AACACGAACTACTGGAGCATTTCACAATAAGGTATGGTGGGATCATTCGAGACCTATTAACGCACTATTATTCTTGTTTGCATCATTTGGACTATTTTACCAATATCCATATAGTTTGGTATACTCATATTCGGAATCTTCGCTTAAAGATTCACTTTCTAATAATTCGCTACCACCCATTTTTTCATTATACCATTCTAACCATTCATCCAGAGATAAATCTGTGTCTTTTTTACAAACACATAATGTACCAAAAAAAATTTCATTCAATTCAGGTAATTCACATTTATTTTCATTTCCGGCTTTCCCTTTCCGTTTTCCCCATAATTCATAATCATCCCATTGATGTATTTTTACAAAATCCTTTTCTGATTTATATTTACAACATTTATAAAGTTCCTTTGTATGTTCATTTTTAAATGAACCATCTTTTTTTATTGTTACAACTATAACCATTATTAAGTATAAAAAATATTATTTAAACCTTTTTTATAAATATTATGAATGAAAATATTTATTCAAAATCATATTTATGATCATAATGAATTTCATAATATGTATAAAGAAGATATAGTTTATACTCCAAATAGTGTATTATACTACAAAAAAAAACATTGGAGAAAACAACATGCGTTGAAGGAAAAATATTTCTCTTTAAAACACTCAGGTTATGAGTTTATGATAGAAGATAACATATATGAATATAATGAAACTTATACTCATATACCTTATGAACATATTGTGGTAACCGAAACTTATAAAAAATACAATATAGAACATAATGTGGATTTTGTAGAACATAGTTACCTTAATCAAATTAGTTATTACTTTGAGATAAAATCAATCGATCAAATAGAAAGTGTGGTCTCGTTTTTATCTAAGAAATAATATAATTATGGAATATATGCTTTTGTTATATACTCTACTCATTTTATGTATAGTTCATTTTGTGTTGTATTATATGAATATAGATATTCTAACGTTTACAACTCAAGAACATGACCCTATTATAAACGAATTAGAAAAATCTCTAAATCAACTTAAAGATATGAACAAAAATATATATAATGTACACGAATTGCAATAATATAAATCCATCTACTACAAGTATTTTGATTCCAAGTGGAAAAAAGTATACTGCAACATTCAAAGAAGAAAATAAAAAACCATTATGTATTTTATATGATATAGAACATAAAATACATAAATCAGTATACGTATCATTTGATCCAATACTTACCTTAGGGACAACATTATACGGAACCTTGATAGATAATGTTTTCGTTTGTGAAAATATAACTTATTATAAAAATACAAAAATCAACAAGGGTATGAAATATGCTTATAAATTAATAGAGCATATTTTAAATACCTACATAAAATTCAGTCATATACGTAACATTACTAATTTTAAATTACCTTATATGACAAATGCCGAACCTATATTCAAAGCAAGTGAAATGAATTACCCTGTATATGGTATTGTACAATTACGACCTAAACCGTTTATATACAAACTATCTAAATTATTTGGTAATTTTATAGTATACAAAGATACTGAACTCAATGATGTTTATCATTTATATGTAATGAATGATAAAGAAGAATTTTTTTACGGAAATGCATTTGTCAACGATATAAAATCAAGTTACTTGTTACGCAAAATTTTCAAAAACAAAAAAAATTACAAGAATATCGAATATAGTGATGATGAAGAACAAGAAAATTTAATCAATGAAAAGGAAAATGAAATTGAAAAACATTATGTCACTTGTTTGTATTTACCCACTTATAAAAAATGGAAACCTTACAAATATAATCCCAGAAAAATGGTAGATAGTTATAAGAAAATAAAATCTTACAATTGAAATGCGTTTTCAATATGTTTTTTTTTATTGATTTGATTTGATTTTCGCATTATCATTTTATTGTTATACAAGGGTTCAAAATTACTACTATCTTCATGTAATTCTGGATAGATTTTAGTCAATGGTTTTTCGGTAAACAATAGCAAACGATCATATTTCAATAATTTGCGATATTCTTGTATCGTTAAATTACCATAAAATTTATCAAGTGTATAAAAAGGTGATGGAGACATTTTTATAATTTCTTTGTAATCATAAATTTTACCATATAAATAATTTAACAATTGATAACGTTCATATTTAATGGTCTCCACAATAGACTCATTAAATAAATAACTTGTAGCACATTCTGGACTACAAAAACAACCATAGACTTTATATTGTTCATTCATTTTGATACTGGGTATGTATATAGTTGGAGTATCGAATGAACAAGTACACCAAAAACAATTGGATTTATTATTTATATCATTACTATGTAAATTTTTTTCCAATTCGCTTAATTTATCATATATATTTTTTTTATCGTTTACAGAATCATTGTTATCTTCCTTTTTTTCTACTTCATTATGTTTAATAATTTCATATTGTATTGTATCCTTAGTATAAGGTTCAATATTATAAATTGTTGGATCATAATCATTATCTATGATATCACTCTTTCTACATTTTAAATGAAGTATAACCGACATATTCCCATATTTGACATTTACAGCATCTTTTTTTTGTTCGACTATTTTGCCACCCTTTGGTTTTCTACCTCTTTTCTTTGGTATTTTTATTTCTTCTGTCATAAATAATTATGGTTTAATGATTTAAATACTTTTCATAATTTAATAAATGAACCCTTGGATAGAAAAATATAGACCAACCTCATTATATGAAATTGTATTAGATTCAGATTATAAAATTATGTTTGATACTATGGTGGATACATTATATATACCACATATGCTTTTGTATGGTCCTCCTGGAACTGGAAAAACGACTACAATCAATTGTTTGATTAAAAAAATAACCGAAAAATACAATATGAAACATAATGTTATTCATTTGAATGCTTCAGATGATAGAGGCGTAGATATTATAAGAAATACCATTTATAATTTTGTTCAAAGTGACGGATTTTTTACAAATAGTGAACTAAAATTTGTTATATTAGATGAAGTAGATTCTATGACGAAACAAGCTCAACAATCTCTTTTATTGTTATTGGATAATAATAAAGTCCGTTTTTTTCTTATGTGTAATTATATAAGTAAATTAATTCCAAGTTTGAGACAAAAATGTTTGACCATACATTTTTATAATATACCAAATTATAAGGAGTATTTGAATCATATCATAAAAAATGAAAATATACAAATAAAAAAGGGAATATTAAATGATATTATTTATAACTATTACCCAGATATTCGTTGTATGGTAAATGCGTTACAATGTTACAAATATACTTCTTGTAATTTTATCCAAGAAAAACACATAGACTCTATTTGTAAAGATTATTCCTTTGTTAGATTCAAACATTTTATAAAACCATTTGGTAATAAAGAATTCAATATAAAATTATTTATGCATATTTTACTACATTATAAAACAGATAGTACTATTATATCTTATATGAAGAGATTATTAGTTGACTATGATTTAAATTTTTTTAATAAACGTTTTATTCCTTATTTATATAAATTGCAAAATTGATTTATAAAAAAATTTTTTATAAGGTTAATGAGTATTGATGATGCTTGGATGCGATTTATAACTAATGAAAAGGGTCCAATTGAAATAAAAGACTCTATACCTAGTATTGTTCCAACGTGTGGTCCTATTATTATTTCAACCAAAACTAAAATTTTGTATTTCAATATTACAGTAGATTTGAATGAAATTTTTTGGAAATTTCCAATGATATCTTATGATTCTATAAAAGAAGGTATCATTAAAAAACAAATGAAATTTAATTTTAAAAACAAAGAAAATGTTTCTGAATTTGAAAAAAAAATAAAAAATATTACATTACCTGTAGATGTTAAAATTTTAAATAAATTTGAAAATCCAACAGGTCGTATTACATTCAAAGATGTCCGAAAAGTTAGTATTGGTTTATCTAAAAAAGATGTTATTAATTATAAAAAAAAATCAAAAAGTGCCTTTTATAATTGTTTTGTTATCATTTATAGAATAATGTTTAAAGAAAAATACAAAGAACTACATTTAAAATTATTTAATTCTGGCAAAGTTGAAATACCAGGAATACAAGATGATTCTATTCTAGACATTGCGGTGGAAAAACTTAAACAATTATTACAACCTCATTATGATTATAATATACAAGAAGATGAGTCAAAACGAGAAACCATATTGGTAAATTCAAACTTCAATTGTAATTATTATATTCATCGTGAGCGTTTATTTAAAATTTTAAAACAAGATTACGGTGTTAAATGTTCGTTTGATTCATGTAGTTATCCGGGTATTCAATGTAAATATAAATTGGAGAATCAACAAGAAGTATCTTTTATGATTTTTAGAACAGGTAGTATTTTAATTGTAGGAAAATGTGAAAATGAAGATTTATATCATATTTATGATTATATCAAAAAAATATTATATGACCATTTTTCAGAAATATACCAACAAAATACTATTCCAAAAATAATGAAACAAAAAAAAAAAATTTTCAAAATAATTCATATTGCGTAAAATCTATATAAAGAAAAAATATCACTAATTCATATGAGTGATGACATTCCTATTCCTAGTCAAAAAGTATTAATCAACGCGTGTAAAATGTCGTGTAAAGAAGATAAACCAATTATGATGGATTATTGGGTAGATTCACATAATTCAAAAGTTCTCATTGGGGTAAGAGACAACGATGAAAAAATGTTGGTACGCAGTGAAGAAGAATATACGAGTCCAATTGCTAAAATTTTCAAAGTAGCTGAAGAATATATTGTTATGACCGAAAATTCGATTTATTTAGTATCTTCTAAAATACCTACTCGTAAAATTAATTAATCGATTTGTAAAAATCAATTACTTTAGGATTAGATTTGATTTTTGTAAAATCTAATCCTTGAATATATAATCCTTCCAATGATCTTACACGACTTAGGGCAACATAGGATTGACCACATTCGAAAATATAAGAACCGATGTTTATGTTTGCACATTCTAGACTAATTCCTTGTGATTTATGAATTGTAATAGCCCATGACAATATAAGTGGTAATTGTAAAATACCGTTGTTGTCATATGTTTCATTCATCCATTTATGAAGTGAAATTGTTCGTATTATATTTTTATAAAAGAACTTAACAATAGGTTCATTTTGAGAATTAAATCCAATGACCTTTCCTTGACTACCATTAATAATTCCTTGTTCTTGGTCTAAATTAATTACGCACATTACTTGCGAACCTATTTTTAATCTTAATTCTTCATCTACAATTAAATTTCTTTTTTGTTTTATCAGTTCACCTTCTATTTTTTTAGTAGGTTGAATAATATATTTCATTTTATATAGTTTTTCTTCACCTTTCAAAGATATATTTTCAAATAAATTTACTTGTTCGGATAATCGTTTTACTGGATATAATAACGTTGGAGACAAATGTTCATTGTTCTTTTTATTTAAACAAGACCTTAAAATATCCTTACTTTCTTCGCTTATATTTCCTTCGCGAATTTCGTTCAAAATAGTTTGATATACTTTATCACCCTTTTGTCTAAAGTTTTCCTTTAATACAATTTTATGTTGGAAACAACCATTCCAAAAGGGAGATTCAAAACAAAACTTGCTATCTTTAGATACAGGTGGTAATTGATGAAAATCTCCTGAAAAGATAAGTTGCATATTACCAAATGGTTTTTCACTTCTCCTAAAATCTTGGGCGATTATATATAATAATTCAAATAATTCACACGATAACATACTAACTTCATCTATAATTAGTAAATCTGTTTTTATCCAAATGTTACGTTTACGATATTTTACAATTTTTTGTTTGATGGATTCAATAGGTTCTGTGCCTAATCCAATGCTTCCCCACGAATGAATTGTCTTTGCATTACAATCCAACAATAATGCTGCGCAACCTGTCATTGCTGTAACACTTACATTTAATCCACGTGATTTAGCATCTTCATATACTTTTTTTATAAAATAAGATTTACCAGTTCCACCTGGTCCAGTAATGAATACATTTTCTCCTTTCAAATAATTTGTGTATGCGATTTGTTGACTTTCTGAAAATGTATTCATTTGACATATATCAAATTATAAAACAAAATCAATTTTTATATAATAAGGGAATAGGACGTTTATAATTTTTCATAGGATGTCCTTTTTTTGTATTATCTATAATGCTAGATAACATATTTGTTTGTGTATAGATAATTTTCGCATTTTTTATTACATTATCTTCGAAAACATCCACTGGTTTCTCAGATACTGTCTCAGCAACTGGTTCAGAGACTGGTTCAGAGACTGGTTCAGCAACTGGTTCAGATACTGGTTCAGCAACTGGTTCAGATACTGGTTCAGAGACTGGTACAGAGACTGGTTCAGCAACTGGTTCAGCAACTGGTTCAGCAACTGGTTCAGTAACTGGTTCAGCAACTGGTTCAGAGACTTGTTCAGCAACTGGTTCAGCAACTGGTTCAGCAAC